GACTCGCCACCCTTTTTAAGTTTAGCGACTATGAGTGTAGCCATTTTTTTACGCGGGTCATTCATTATCATTTTGTGCCCCTATTAGCTTGGTACGCTTGAATCCTTGAGCGCAACATCAATTAAAATTGTTGCGGCTACAGTAACATCAGCTGCTGCACCAGTGTCTACGGTGTTGATGACGATAGTTTTCGCGCCATTAACATCTTCAGAAACAGGTTTTGCACTTACAGCTGCATCAGCACCCATTACAGACAACTGGACTGAGCGTAAGGTTACATATCTATCTTGTAAAGTAATGGTATACTCGCCAGTGCCAGTTTTTTCAACTGACTCTACGAATGGAATATCAAAACCAGTAACAGCTGCGCTTGAGTTTAATGAAATCGTGCCTGCTAAACGGATTGAACGAACATCAGGTGTTAAAGTGAACTGTTTAAAATAACGGCTGGACATATAAATTCTCTCTTTCTAAACCAACCTTAGGGCTGGCCACTAAAATTTAAAGTGTAGGGCCCCAAAATGGAGCCCCACATACAAACACTTACGATTATGGGAGAGCAATACGGCAATTGCGTCCGGGAGCGTTACAGCCCAACTGAGCGTAGTAACCAACACGAACTTCAACTGCGTCTGCAGAACTTTCACGTAACATCTTAAGACCATCTGTGTCTAAGATGCGAGGAGCTTTACCAAGAGAGTAAAGTTTCCATGTGTCAAGCTGCAACAAGTAGCCGATTGAGTCAGGGCAGTTCATGTCAGGTACAACTTTTACTGCACCTTTGGGACCGTGAACCATAACTGAACGGAAGCTAAGTTTTGCGTCACCAGTCTTCACTTCTTCGTTTACATACTGAACTTTTGAGCCCAAAGCTTTAACAAGCTCATCCCATTTAGCGTATGAAAGGAAAAGGTGAGTTGGTTGTCCACCATCACGTGCAACGCGGTGAATCGCGCCAATTACAGCTTCTTCGATTGGAAGTGCAGTACCATCATATCGGATACCAGCAAGTCTTGAAGCATCTGAGCTACGGTCAACGCCGAAAAAGTTGTCACCTGAAGTTGGTGCAGTTGCAGGAAGCCAAGCAGCTAAACCTTTAATCTTCTCATCGTAGTCACCTTGTACAAAGATGAAATCGTTTTGAGCGATAGTAGCAATGAGGGCGCTCAAGTTTGCAGAGAAAGTTAAGGTACCGGCATCGCGGTCGATAGAGATAATCTGCATTGTTCCAGCTTTAACTGCGCCGCCACCATCAGCTGTAGATGTCACAAGTGTCATGCCAACTTCGAAGTTAACAACTGAATCTGTGTCTACAAGTGTAAGTGTAGGTGTAGCAAAAGAAGAGTTTCCAACTTGGCCGATAGAACCTGAACCTGAACGGAAGATAGCAGTAGCAAGAGAACGAGTCGCGCTATTGATAGCTCCATCGATTTCAGTAGTAGCAGCTTCCATGAACGCATTCTGGTTGCCTTTAGAAGCTTCCAAAGTTTCGTTGTCGATAGAGGCTACTGAGTAGTCATGGTCTCTTGTAAGAACGAAGTCTTTAAGCTTCGAGCTTGTCTTGTTGGCCTGCGCTGTTTGAAATGTAGCAGAACGGCCCTGAGGGTTTCCGTAGATAATCGGAATTGGCAAATTCTTACCACCGAATTGTTCCATTTTGGGCACCATTGCCAAAAACGGATTGTCTTTGTAAACCATATTTTGAACGCGGTCACTTGTGTAGTGCTGCTTAAGTGCTGCACTGAAACTTGTCATATCTAATGCCATGTGGCATCTCCTTAAAATTATATTTAGTTAATGTCCTATAGCACACACTCAGCGGACATTACGAGTGTGCCGACATTGCTCTAAACTTTATTTAACAGAGACACTCAACTATCTATTGTGAGTGCAACCATCAAACTTAGTCTTCAATCCAACGAATAAGCTTTGCAGCCTCTTCCTTAGATTCATCATCACTTAGGTTCCGTTTTACAACAGGTGCCGACGCTTGCGTATTATTGTTGGTCAGCGTAACTGACGGAGTTTTTGCAGGTCCTTGCTTAGTGGCACTTGACGCGCCAGTTTTGCTCTTTACTTTTTGTAGCTCTAATTTTTTCTGAAGGTCTTCGAACAGTTGGTCTTCGACTAGCTGTGCCGCCACTTTTAAGTCTAGTATTTCGCCGGTCGCATTGTAATGTTCATCCATTACCGAATATACTAGGTCCGCCCCGTCCTCGCCCTCAACATTTAATAATTCTAATTCAACTTTGTTCTCACCGATGTGCGTGCTAATTTTTTGCTTAAAGTTCGTGATGGCCTGCTGCTCCTTGGCTGCGGCCTCTTGTCTCTTTGCTTCTTCTGCACGCTCGGCTTCTGCTTGCTTTTCTTTCTCATACGCTGAGATTTTTGAGCCATACTTTTCTTCAAATTCTTGGCGCAATTTTTCTTCAACGGTCAACATCTGCAAATCAGGACTAAGTTTGCCATCATTTAAGGCCATCTCAGTCAATTTTTCGTACCCAATGCCTAATGAGGCTAGTGTATTGAAGGGGTCCGTCTTTAGTCTGTACTCTAGTGACGGCTCTGGCTTCTTGGGTGCAACTTCGGGTGCCGCCTCAGCCTTAGGCTTTGCTGCCTCTAATGCTTTAAGCCGCTCTTCAATTTGTTTCTCACGCGCCTTAAGCGCCTTCTCGCGTCTCGCTAAGGCGGCAAACTTGGCAGCAACTCTATTGTCAGTGGGCGTCTCGGGTGCCGCCTCTTTAGTTTCTTCAACTTTTGGGGCTGCCTCTGCCTTAGGTTCTGGTGCGCCTTCTACTGGAGTCTCAATTTGTTCAGCCTCTGGTGCCGTCTCTATTGGGGCCGCTTCCGTACTGGTGCCGAATAAACCTTCTGATGGTGCTTCTGACATATATTTTTTCCTCACTTTTTAGGTGCACCTTAAGTGGTGCGCCAACTGGTTTTGGGCCTCAGTAGGGCCTACGTATAGTGCAAAATTTTTTTAAACTATGGGGGGCTCACCAATACTGGGTGCTGCACCACCATTGACCGCCGAGATTTGCTGGGCCCCAGCCGCCATACCTGTAGTTTGACCAGCCGGTTGGTTAAGCGCTGCAGTTTGAGCAGCCGCAGCTTGGGCCGCCGCGCTTGCCTGAGCCTGCATACGCTGCATGTCTGCAATAGCCCTATCTTGTAGCACCTTGGCGTCTTCAATCCAACGTCTAAAAAGTTCAAGGCGGTCATCAGACGCACCTTGCGACTTAAAGAGGAGATAGGCTTTCTGCATTTTCTGCTTGCCGTACTCTAAGTCCTGATATGGTTCGGGTGTCTCGTACTCACCTTTATCGATAAACTTTTCAATGAGCATGTCTATGTCTTCACCAGGTGCCGTCTGAAAGTTATAGAAAGACTGTAGGTCCGGAAAGTCCAAAAGCTTCATGGCGTCTTCTTGATTCACAAAACCGGCCTGTATAAGTTCCTGTATATCTTGGAGGCGACCTGCTGGTGTAGCACTAAGGGCGGACGTCGGAAATATAGACATAACGTAGTCATCTTTGTCCATGTCTACTTCATTCCACTTAATTGTCTCTAAAAATTTGCGGCCCTTAACCTTAACGCTATATTTTTGGCCCCCCTCTTTAAGGTCCGCATCAATCTCTTTTGCAAGGTCCAACATGATTGGGGCGGCGTCCATAAACGCCTTTTCATAACGCATGGCTACTGACATGAAACGCTCAGTCTCAAGGTCATTAAATACGCGAAGTGCTTTACCACTATTTAGGCCTGCAGGCTTTTGTGCGGTGGCAGACAATTGAGATATACCTGCAATTTCATATGCGCGGCTATAGAGGCGGTCCAAGTGTGCAAAAAGCTCCTCAGGTATGGAACCGAGTTTGCCTTCGGTGGGCAGCGTACCAGCATACTTAATGATGCCGCCAATTTTATTGTCTAGGTGCGCGTCAACAATTTTTGACGAGGCCTCTACAAATATTTTAGGTATAGAAACTAAATGCATTGACACTTGGATAGTGCGCAATATCTTATTGATTTCTAATTGGAGTCCCGACAGCTGCTCCGCCAAACCTTGGCCAAAAAAGCCCATTGGTCGCAAGCCCCATCTAAAGAATACGAAGGGGAAGTATTCTTTATCATACTGTTCGCTGAACAAAGTGTGATTAAGTATGGTGATACAATGTTTGCCATCAGTCGCATCAGGGCCGCTTTTAAGGTGCCAGCTTTCAGTAACCAATACTAAGTTGCGGTCTCTTGCAGGCGCAGCTGAATAGGTGTCTGTAAGTTCGAGGCCCAGTGAAAGTATGATGTCCTTAGAATCAGGAAACATAGTGGCAAGCACGCGCTTATCAATATACTTTTTCTGGTGCATTTGGCGCGGCTCACCATAAAGTGCCTCATTATCATCAATTTTAATTTCATCGATGAAAACGCGCTCAACATGTATCTGGTTATTGTTTTTATAAATTTTGAGGGCACCAGTGCCGAATATTGTGGCGTCCAAAAAGGCACGTGCGGCCTTAGTATAAAAATCGGTCAGCTGAAATTGGCCTTCAATAAACTGCGTAAGCTTTTTGGCTTTGCGCTGCTGACTAAAATCGCCGCCGTCCGTAAGGAACGTACATTTGGGTTTGTTTTTGGTAATTTTTGAAACGACCGTATCACACATACTTTGAATAATGTTAAGTGTGACTCGGTTTTGAATGCTGCTTGACGGCTCAGCCTGCAAATATTGGTAGGCCCTCAAATTTGACAAATCGTAATTGCCGTAGAGGCGCATGTACTTAAAGTTTTCGTTTTGTCGATAGCTTTGGTCAGTGTCTATAAACTTTAACAGAGCTTGTACCGAGGTGTACATATCACGTTCAGGTAATGTCCACCACTCGTACATATTGGTTTCTTCGGCCATACTTATATCCTTTTTGGTGCTCTAATTAACGCACACTAAAATAGAGGTCTGGGTCTTCTTGGGGTACTGGGCGACCGTCCTTATCGATTGTAGGACGCGGCTCGAAGCGCGGATTTGTAACTGGTTCGCTAAGGTCCTTGGTTATGGCGTCAATGACCGATGTAGTTAAGGCCGCATCAGAGACTATAAATTCGATGTCTCCGATTTTGACCTGCTTTAATTGCTCTTTTTTGGCCCATAGAATAAAGGCCTTAAGTTCGTCTGTGCTCTTAAACATGCTTATAGCTCCTACATATAGTGCAGATTTTTTTGTGGGTGGCCGCCTATGGCGGGGGGACTGCAGGCCTAGAAGTCGCCGTCCGGGTCCGAAATGAAATCCATATCGTCTTGGGTCGGGCCTGCAAGCTTAGTTTTCTCTTTAACGAGGTCGGCTGCCAGCTTTTCCTCTAATTCTTTGGCCCATGCCTTAGTACCAAATTTTGGGGGTGCGATTGGTGCCTGGTACAAGTAGTGTTTGCACTCACGCCAAGCGTAAAGGACGGCCATAGTTATATCGCTATGGTACGCACTCGATATGACCGGCTTTTGACCAGCTTCTCGGGCTTCCCACTGTTCGAGGTAGCTGTCCTGCTCAAAACGTGAGTTCATATAGGCCTTAAAGACGCCCGTTCTGAGGTCATCATTTAGCAGTTCAATAAACTCAAGTTTACGATTTTTGTCGGCGGCCTCAAGTGGTATCACATGGCGCTGCTGGATTTCTGCTTGAATTTTTTTACCAAGTGCACCCGCATCCATTACCATACGCACGGGCTTATATTTGTCGCGCAGGCGATTTATTTCTTCGACCAGCTGCGTAATGTTTTGCTTGCTTTTTATGTGCTCTTCTACTAAGTAAACGCAGCGGTCCTCATAACTGTAGCCCAGCACCGCAATAGCGTCACTATCATCGTATCCAATATCCACGCCAAATATATACTCCATGCGTCCTTTTGGCAGGTGCAAGAAAGTATTTTTAACATTATCAAATTTAAAAACGAGCGCATCACTATCGGCTACCCATTCACCCAAACTTTCACGCCGGTATGTAGGGTCCTGCTCAGTAATGCCACGCCGCTCTCGCTCCGCTTTAAGTATTTCGCTAGGGTCTTTACCTGACTTACGCTTTATCCACGGGTTGTCTAGCATAGTCCACTTGTGACGCGACCAGTTACCAGATACGCACGAGTCATAAAAGTAGCCAGCACAAATGGGTCCAGGTGTCCCAATAAGTATGAGGCTGCCGTCGTAGTCGTACAACGCAGGCACTAAGATGTCATCGACCAACATTTTAATGTAAGGTCTGAAACTTTGGCAGTTGTGTACTAAGGCCCCGTTAACCGTGAAGCTAGGGTGTCCCTCAACTGTAATATCGTGGAAATAACCATTTGGGTTTGTTCTATCACTTGTTGATTGGTGAAGCGTAGCACTCTCCAATCTAATAAACTTAAGCGTGCTTCTTTCTTCCGGTCTTGCGCTCGACAAGATAGTAGCGCATGACTTCCGCCATCCACTTCTATTGCAAGCCGCAAGTTTACGTATGCTAAGTCCACTTTGTAATTTTTTGGATAGCCAGGCTGCCAAGAACCTAACCCAATTGCATGGTTCCACTTTAATTCTGGTAAAGCATCCATTAAAATTTGTTCGGGTCGCGTGGGCCCATGCCCATTTCCACCCCGAATGTGAGGTTTGTGCCCCACCCGCTTTAGACTTTGGCTCACTTTCTTTCGTGTGGCCTCGTTCGTCATCGGATTTGTTATTTGGCGTTGATACTTCGCGTTGCAACTCGTTCCGCAAAACTTGTAGGTTCTGCGGCCAGGACGTTGAAATGTCTGCTTGCAAAAGGTACATTGATGTGTCAACATGTACTAAGTCATCTCCAGGTTGTAGGTCAGATGCTGCTACCCATCCACGTTTCGTAAAAAATGGATGGTTTGTAGAACATTTTACAGTCTTTCCACCATAAGTCAAGGACATGTAGGTGTCCTTCTGGCGCACGCTGGTTTCTAGCACTTTGCTGTAGCCTAGGGCGTTTTTAACGTAGTCTCCGGCCCTAACGTCCTTTATTGGACGCAGCCCCTCTTTAGTCTCAATTAGAGTGTCTGGGTGGAAGCACTCATCAATATACACTTTTTTAAGTGAGAGTCCCCGAAACTTATTGGCCTCGCTCTCATCCTTTGCACCAGTCACATATATGACGCTGCCATTTGCAAGTGTGATATAAAGTTCGGTATTATCAATTTTTGCAGTAGGCTCATAAATTTTAACGAGCTTCAGAAGCTCATTCCACACAATACGCTTTGCAGACGTGCGTGAAAGTGTAACATACAGTACATTCACATTTGGGCTGGAGCTAGCAGTCCAGAATAAGTCGGCCACGCACGCGACACTTTTACCAGCACGCCGACTGCAGACAGCCGTCTTAAATTTTGCTGGGTCCTTAATAAAAGCCAACTGCTTATCAAAGCAGAACTCTTCCAAAACAAATGTCTTAAGCTCTGCCCTACGTTTTAACTCTTGTAGCAGTTTATTTTTAGAACTGCTCATAAAAGTTTACTCGTTGACTGTGAGTTTGGTCTTCTGTTTCTTCTGCTCGCCTTTTTCCATACGAATGTATTGGACGTTGGGAAACGGCACAATAATGTTGTGTGTCTCGTTTTCAACGCGCACACCTACACCGGGTATAAGCTCAAACGTAAGTTGGCCAAATTGCGGCTTGCCATTGGCTCCAGGTGCATTTGTGAAAAATGTGGCCTGCTTGGTGCCCAAGTAGACGGCCTGATAAACTTTAACTTCTAGTACTGACATATTATTCTCCTGTCTCTGAAGGTGTAGCACTAATGGGCCCCCTAATTATGGGGCATGCACTGTACGCAACCTTAATTTGAAAAAATAAAACTTGTTCAAGTGTAGTGGTCTGCTTTTTAATTAGCTCTTGGGTGCACGTAACGCTGACTTCTGCATCTGCAGCTTTCTGCTCAATAGTTTGTGGCCCGTACATCCACAACTCATCCTTAACCTTAGCTTTGTAGTCGGCAAGTGTGAGACCTAAGCGGTCCGCATTACGTTGTTCCATAGCCGTAATTATAGTTTTAACAAAAGCTAGGCGGGACTCAAGCTCGCCCTCATTCATTTGACCTTCAACGCCGCCGCGTGCTCGGTGAAACATGAGGACGCCGTTCGGCACCACATTGCGTTTGCCTGGCAAACTTTCCACTATGCCTGCGGCCATACTAGCAGCAAAAATCGTAATGGTCTCGACATTAGTAAGTGTCTTTGCAAACTGGATGAAATCGTCACCGGCCATGACTGAGCCGCCCGGACTATCAAGTACAATATAAATTGTGTATGGACTATTGCCGCGCTGCGCTACTAGGTCCAGCAGGTCCAACTTTGCAGTCTGCATACTTTCATCATTAACTTCGCCTCTAATGGTGACCGTATTGAGTGTGGTCAGCTGTATGGTGCCAGCGTGTGCACCATTATGTGTGCTGCATGCAAGGCCTAACGAACATAAAAACGCTATAAGTTTACTCACTGACTGTCTCCTTAGATTTTAATTCTGCAAGCAGAACTTTATTAATGTTTTGTTGTTCTACTGCAAAATTTACTTGCTGCAACAGAAGTACGATTAGTTGATTTTTGCTTAATTGCTTAAGTGTACGTTTAAGCTGGGCCGTCTCCCGTAGCAGAGTTTGGGCTTGCTCTGGGGACATATCGATGTGCTCCATCTTGATGTCGCCATTAATTTCATTATCACTCACTTGGAACCTCACTTAGTTTGGGGGCTTTTGCTTCTTCTTTTCTATAGTCAGGGGTCATGCCGATGTAGGCCGAGTAGACCATTTGGTACCTAGGGGCCAGTTTGTCGGCCACCTTGGTGTGGTGTGTGTACAATGAAGCTTTAGATGGGTCATGTTCATACACATTAAGTAATTGCTTGGCTATGCCGAACATGCGATATGTGTGCTTTACATAAATGTAATGGAGCACAAATATGCCGTCCACATTCTCTGCACAAATATAGCCGTACAACTCTGAATCATCATCTTTATTGCAGGCAACATAAACTTGGCAGCCACGCAACAAACGTTCAACAACCTTATGGTGCTCAGTATAATAAATTGTAG